AAGAGTCTATCTACATCAGTTTCTAATGCGCTTGTTTCAGCAAGGATCTGCTTACCAACGTTTGCTTTCTTTTGATTCTTGAACACAATCTTTTCATCAAGTACAGCTTGAATAAATTGCATTTTAATGTTTAACCATCGTGACAATTCAGAGGCTTCTGCTTGACGAAGTTCGATGCGGCCTTGTAGTATACCAAGACGGTAATCACAGAAGTCTTTAATGAGCTGACGTTCATCTTTGTATTCACGAAGCTTACCATCAAAATCTATAACTGTCAGGTTTTCACTTAACGGTTTACTTAGCTTGAACTTCTGAGTAATCTTGTCGTCATTCCAATTAGCTGATGTATTTTGCTTAAGCTTAACTTCAAACGTAAAACCAGCTTTGTCGCAAAGATCATCGTATGATACAATATCACCTTCATCTTCTAGCTTATCAAGGATCTTAATGTAAGACTCACGGTCAAATCCGTATGGTACTTCAGTAATACGCAGTACTGTTTTACTTACTTTTTCAAATGTACCATATACATTATAACGTTCTTCTACAGAGTTATAAACAGTTTTGCCTTTGAACTCTGGAAAGGACACTGGAAGCCGTTTAGCAATAGTACCACTCGACAAGTATTCACGAACTGCCTTTGAGAGTGATTCTAAGCTTCGTGGCAGGATGTTTGTAGCGAAGCCAGTAGCAATACCTTTAGTACCATTAGCTAATACAAGAGGGATTACAGGGACATAGAACGACGGTGGTTCATGCTCTGGATCTTCATGTGCGGGGGCGAGATCAATATCGCGAATATACTTCTCAAAGTTTTCACTCAAGCGTGTATATACATAACGTGCAGCACCAGCTTCTTGAATCAGTCGAGTACCGAAAGAACCTCTTCCCTCAACTAAACAGATGTTGTTGTTCCACGTTGCTGCCATTAACTGACCTGCCCCCGCTGCAGATGCCTCACCGTGATTATATCCGTAGTCCGAGATGATACCAGCAACAGCAGATACTTTTTTGAAGTCCCGCTTTGAGTTAACAATGGACGAGTAAAGATAGAACCGTTGAACAGGTTTTAGTCCGTCTATCATATTGGGAATCGCTCGTGATTCCACTGTATACATAGCAAAAGACTTCCACTCGTTCGAGGCTACCATACTAATAGGGTAATCACCTTGTGAGGTCTTATTTGTTTCTTCAGACATGAATTGATCTAAACCCATATTTATTCCTGATTCTTTAATAATTTAATATAGTGCTATATTATACTAGTTCTTATTAACTGTCAACACTTTTTTTAAAGTATTTAGAGCTTAAGCCATCATATAATCTTTACGAAGTTGCGAATCTTTGCCAAACATCATTTCGAATATTTTAGCATCATCAACAGTAACAGTGTCATACACTGGGTCATTAATAATAGTGCTGTACTCTTCTTCTTGCAAACTTCCAAGTCCTTTAATATAACGGTGCTTCCAACCATTATTATCAGTCTTGAATTTGCCAGCTTCTTCGTAAGTATAGAACCATTTTACTTCTTTAGCTTTGGTTGAAATCATAATGGGTGTACGAGTGATTTTAACTTTCTTTTCAAGCAACAGCCGAGGCCAGAACTTATAGAAGAAAGCAATCAGTAGAGGACTAATGTGACCAATGCCATCATGGTCGGCGTCAGTTAGTGTTGCAACATATTTGTAAGTCATATTATCAACACTATTTGGATCATTAATATCTAATCCAAGAACAGCAACAAGTTCTGATAATTCTTTGTTCTTTAATACGTCAGCTGGTTTCATATCCCACGTGTTCATAATTACACCACGTAGTGGATAGGCACCCACCTTATTAGCATCTCTTACTTTCAGAAGGAAACCCATTGCTGAATCACCTTCGACAATTTTAAGTATAGCATTTGGCTTATTTGCTGCAATATGTTTTGGAACCTTAACTTTGCGCAAGCCCTTTTGAGCTAATGTAGCAGCTCGTTTATCAGCAGCGATTTTCTTGGCGAGTTGTGCTTCAACAATCGGATCAATAATAGATGGCATTGCCATAATCTTACGAGCTATTGTAGCAGCATCTTTAACACCAGCTTCAATCGAGTGATCACGGACGTTAGTCATTGGATTAGTAAGACGTTCTTTAGTTTGTGAATCAAACTTTGGATTTATAAAGTTACGCGCAAACATTACAAAGGTAAGACCATTTTTAATAGTAGACTTTGCAACTTCAATCTTATGCTTTCGCTTAATCATAGTGCCAAGCTCGTCTAAAACACCGTTAGTAAGGAAGTCAACATACGTGCCACCTTGTCGAGTGTTAACACCGTTTACATAAGAGTTTGAACGGAAGCCGTCTTCTGATGAAGCATAAAAGAATGAAAGATTTTCTGTCTTATCAATAACAGTGTCACCATCTTCACCAATAAACAACTTAGCATATTTTTTAAGATCATTTACTTTGATGCGTTTCTTATTAAAGGAGAAAGTAATTTCAGGGAAGGCCATTTGAAGACCAACCATGCGATCTTCGACAAGAGCAATTGTATCAAGATCATCTAAGCTGTCAACTTCAAAAAGACTATAGTCTGGTACAAAGGAAACTTCAGTTCCGCTTCCTTCAATGTGTGCACCTTTCTTAACATCTACATCAACAGTCTCGCCACCATCTTTACATTTAACTGTAATAAGTGTTTTATTCTTCCATGTTTTACCTATAAACTTAGATGAAAGAAAGTTAGTAGCAGCAGAACCAACGCCGTTAGTACCAATAGTTACTCGGCTATCATCAAAGCTTGTGCCAGCATTTACACGAGTCCAAGCAGCTACTGGCTGAAGAATTTTCTCGCCACTAGTCTCATCAAAAACTTCGTCTTGTGGAATCCCTCTACCATTATCAGTAACAACAACTACGCCGCTTTTAACTGATACATCGATTTTATTAGCATATTCGAATTTAGTACGGATTGCTTCATCGATAGAGTTATCAAGGATTTCATCAACCATTTTAGATAATGCAGGAACATACTTTGCAGTTTTCCATACGCCCATTACAAAGCGCTCAATTTCTTCTTGAGAGCTGGAGCCCATATACATACCAATACGCTCACGAACGTGTTGTCGAGCTGTCAGAATTCTAAATTGTTCACTCAAAGCTTATTCTCCATAATCATCATTATGTTACCATTATACACTACAATGCAGAGCTTGTCAACTATATTTTTCCAGCCCAATGTGTGCAATCATCACAAGGGTCTTCGTTACTAGGCAACTGAGTGTGCATTTTAGTTATATCCACTTGCTGTTTTAGTGTGTTATTTATAAATATACCATAGCTTCTACTAAATGTCAACAGGAAAATTCATATGATAACAAATTATTTGTCGCCGGTATCGTTTAAACTCATTATAGACAGGCTTCCAAACACAGAGTTCTTTACTCAGAGGGTTAACCTACCACAGTTGAGTATGGCGGCACCTCAACAAGCGTCACCTATTCATAACATCTTTCAGACCCCAGATCGTATAGATTATTCTGATCTTGATCTATCCTTTATAGTAGATGAAAATATGGCAAACTATGAAGAAATCCTAAGATGGATGGAAGGTATGGGCACTCCAGAATCTACAAATCAAAGACTAGACTTAGATAAAAGCAAGTACGGTGCTAAATCTGATATATCGGTTGTCATAGAAAATAGTGCTAGAAATTCAAATCTTAAATTTACTTTTACTGATTGCTTCCCAACGGCGCTTAGCGGAGTAGCCCTTGATGTTACCAACTCTGATGTAATTTACCCTGAATGTAATGTGACTTTTAGATATACCAATATGACGTTTGAAAAGATTGGTTGACATTCAATGTAACTTGTGATACAATAAAAATGTAAACATTTGCAAACCAAGAAGGTTATACTATGAGCGTTGAAGACATAAGTGATATCTGGGCTAAAGATGCTAAGATTGATGACACAAATTTAGCAGCTTCTGCTAAACAGATTCCAGAACTACACAACAAGTATTACACTATGTATTATAAGGAAGCTTTGAGAGTAAAGAAGCTTCGATATGACTATAAAGAACTTGAGCTTGCCAAACGCGAATGGCTCGATGGTTCAATGGCTGAAGAAGATCTTAAGGATCTCGGTTGGAAGCCAAATCCTAAAAAAATCCTTCGTGCTGATATTGACAGATGCATACAAGGTGATAAAGATATTATTCGTCTAAGTCTTAAAATAGATTATCATACAGAAAATGCAAATTATCTTGAAGATATCATTAAAACAATCCACTCAAGAAACTTTATCAT